AAATAACCTTCGTTGTTAAATCTATAAATAAATTTTGTCAAATTAGTCTTACCTGAATTTATATTTTTACCAAATGGAAAATTAGTAATGTTATTATTAAATCTTACACATACTAAATTATTATTACAATCATATATCTTATAATAGTCTGCTTCATCATATTCAATCAATGATGGATTATTTTGAGTGATTCCAATTATTTTAAAAATTGAAAAACTATCTGGCAAACTTTCTTGACCACCACTATAATATTTTAAAAATAAATTTATATCATTTCCAATAATAATATTTCTTGTAAATGTTAATTGATATTTCCCATAAGGAGCACTATTAAGTTCAGGTGATATTGACCAATTATTTATCCAGGCAGGAGGATCAGTTGTGTATGGATTAATTGTTATAAATGTATGTTTCGTAATTTGTAAATTATTAGTTGTAAAATCATTTAGAACATATAAAACATCATAAAAAGCAAAACTTGTATAATCATATCCAAATGGATTATTTTTTACTACATTATATACGTCGTTTGTTGTTTTTGTATAATTCAAATATGTTGGAGTTACTACAAATGCGGGTATTCTTCCAAATATATTTCGGATTAAAGTATTTGCCGTAGTTAATAATATATAACATTCAGCGGGAATATTATTTAAAAATTCAGGAGTAACATATATATATGTTAAATCATTTGTTAAAGCCATAATGATTATCATTGATTTTCGTTTAATATTATAATTTGATTTACCTTTTTCTAAATATGATACAGTTAATGGTAAATTCAGTAATTCAGCCTGTTTTTTTGTTTGATCTAAAAAATCATTTAATCCAATATTTGTTGATTTTCCAAATAATACATGGATATGATCCATTTGATAATCAAAATAGGTTAAAAACATACTCATTACCGCATACTGATTAAATGGTGTATATGTTATAGCATTAACCAAATTTGAAATATTATTTGAAGTAGCATTTATAGAAATACTGAGTATTTCTAAACCTTTTCTAACAAAATAATTTGAACATTCTGTTAAAATTGTAGTAGTAATAGAAATAACTACACGATTTCCTTCAGGATACGTTTCAATAAAATTATCTAGAACTTTATCTATTTGCTCTATTGAACCATCTATTAAATATTTTTCAAAAATTAATAAATTATTTGGATATTTTTCAGTGATTAAGTCAATTACTAAATCATATTGCGAAAAATTTGGATAATTATTAAAGTTAATAATTAAAGCAATATAAACATTTTGTTTCATTATATATTACTATAAAATAAATAAATTTTATATTATCATCGGTATCTATACAATTAGGACATTCATTGGAATTTCAATACCATTTAATAGCACAATTAACCCTTACAGCGTTTTGACACCTAAGTTTACATTACATTATTAATTTATACTATAAATACGGTATATACACTGCGCTGTAAGGGTTAAACTATTTTTTTGGATTATTTTAAGTAGAAAACGCAACAGCTCCAGTTCCATTAGATATTCTTAATAAATTATAATTATGTGCTTCAATAAATAAATCATAATTCCATAAATAATTCTTTAAATTATCGGGATTATTATTAGTAAGAGGAGTAATTGTAAAAATGATAAGTGAATATGGTAAAAATTGTTGTGGAAAACCAGCCACCAGGTCTCTTGGTTGAAAATTGAGACTATTTTCAGGATAAATATTAAGTAAAAACCGAGTTAATGGTATCACATATGTATTTCCTACTTTACGAACATTCGCAAATCCAATAATTGCGTTATATGTTGTGCTAATTGTATTTTGACTATTACTAGACGTTTGAACTACTGTTAATTTACCATATATTTTGTAATTAGTAAAATCGACTGCTATTAATACAAAATTATTTGAATTACCATTAGACTGTCCATTATTTTGTAATACACTTTGTATTTGTTCTGATATAATTGTATCCATTGTTTTATAAATAGTATTATATGGTAAATTTGTAAATTGAACAATAGGATTTACTAAAGTATCAAATTCCGTTTTAGATATAGTTGATACATATGTATTATACATACTCAATGATACATTTATATTAAAAAATTGTAAAGTATGTTCGTTATTGATAGGTTGATCTTTGTAGACAAAAAACAATTCGAGTTGTGTTATACATAATGTCGTTTGCTTATATATAATAAAATTTAATATACGGTCATAATTTATATCATTTATATCATAAAATTCAATTTTACAGTCGGGATCATTATATATTCGATTATCTTTTATTGTTCCATCAGTTGTTATGTCATATTTAACTGGAAATATTTTTACATTATATTTCGTGTAATTAATATTATTATTAATACGAATTGATAAACTACCATACACAATACCTTTAGCATAAAATGTATTAGGTTGATTATTTGTTAGATTATTAGATTGTTGATTTTCATGCGAACTAGTAGTTTCTAGAGAAAAAAATTCAAAAAGTGGTGTAAATACATTATCTATAGCATTATTTGAGCTATAATCTGGATTTCTCCATCGATTACTAAATAATTGTAAACGTGTAGCACAATTTTCATATGTTATACTATAACTTGCTAAAAAAAAATATTTACTTAATGGTGGCTGTGCCGTATTAATTTCTAATTGAAAACTTTTTAAATTAGTTAAATTACATGTTCCACTTGGTTGAAAATTGTCTGGTTCCAGACTGAATGAAAATACATTAAACTGGTCATTTTCCTGAAATGGATATACGGAAGATCCTAAATGGTATTGAAATGGTTGAACTAAATTCCAATATTGATAAGGTAAACTAGTTGTTCTATCTTGTCCGTTCATTAAAAATTTAGCGTCTCTTAAAATATTTAATGAAACATTACTTAAATTTACAGATAGTTGTTCGCGAATATTATTAAGTGTCATTTCATTTCTATAGGTAGAGTTATTTAATAAACCTTCCATATATTTTTCTCCAAAAATATCGTCATTACCATAGTTTGACCATTGATTAAATAATATTCCATTATCTGTTTTACGTAAATAAAAACGTATTTCTTTTGTTGGATGAAAAAAAACTAAATCCACAATTCTATGATTATCAATTCCAAAAAATCTACTATATTGGATTTGTTCTATTAAATATTCGTGTGGTAATTCAGCAAATTGAGTTCGTTCATCATTATCTAGAAAAATGAATTGAGCATCTAGATGAATTTGAAAAGCTTGTTTTAATGTTTTTTCTTTAATAAAATGTAAAATTGATTGAGTACTAATATTAGGGTTAGGTTTTATCCTTTTATTATATAATGGTTGTGTTTTACGTGTTTCAAGTATAGTAAAAATTTCAGATATTCTTTTTAATTCTACTACTATTTGAACTTCTGCTTTCTGTAGAGCTATTAGTGGTAGATATAAACCGCTATTATTTGTAAAATAAAAGGGAATAGGTATATATAAATTTGAGCCTAAAATGCTAGGAGTATATAAGTTTTCTGCTGTAGTGTTTGGATTATCTCTACTAAATTTATATGTATATGTATTTGTTTGTGGATTTAACATAGTTGGATTATATAAAGTTGGCGAATGTCCTATTAATTCATTATAGTTTAAATTAGTAGCGTAATCTTTTTGTAATCTATAAATATTATTAATTGTTTCACCATTAATAAAACAAATACGCTGTCCTGCTATAAAAAGAGTAGCGGTATTGATAATATTCGCTCCAATATTTTTTATCCATTGAAATTTTTCATGTTCAGAACTAAATACACTGGGAAGGCGTAATACTAAAAATATAGGTCCTAATAAATCTCCATAACGATTAATATTGAATGTAAATGTTGTATTTGTATCTTCTGTCATATTAGGTGTTCCAACATAATTAATATTGAAATTTTCCATTGAAAAATTCGTATGTCTACGATAAATACTTCTAAAAAAAGATATTTGGGGATTAGCATTTAAATATATATTTTCACTACCATACGCTTTCAATTGTAATAATCCTCCTGTCATATATCTATTAATAGTATATTTCTTTTAATTATTTATAAAACGTATGTAAATTAAATATATATATTATATATGGAACGTGAATATAATTTTAAATTAGCGGATCTGAAAATACTATATATTAATTTAGATCGTCGGCCGGAACGAAAAATTAATATTGAAAATGAATTAAAAAGATTAAAATTAAAAGGTACAAGAATATCCGCAGTAGATGGACAGAGTTTAACAGATGAAGAAAAAGAATATTGGATGAACCGTAAAAATTTTAATACACTTACTAGGAATGAAAGTCGTGTTTTTGGTCGGGTTGGTTGTTATCTAAGTCATCTTAAAACAATGAAATATGCTCTAGATAATAATATATGGCCACTATTAATTTTAGAAGATGATTGTAAATTTTTAACTGACCATAATGATGTAAATATACGAATACCATCAAATACAGATATTTATTATCTGGGAGGATTATATTGGTGGAAAGTAGGAGAAGATGAAAGTAGTAGTTTAGACTACACCTTTGATAATTTTAAAGATAAGCTATATTATGACGATTCAATACAAATATTGCCAGAGTATTTTAGAATATGTTGTACATTTGCTTACATTTTACCATCAAGGGAACATATTCACAATCTACTATTACAAATGATGGATGTTAAAAAAAAAGCGATAGACATGATGTATGTTACGTATGTTCAAAAAAATGAACGTTCATTTATAATACAACCTAGTCTTTGTGTTCAATCAGATGAGTTTACTAGTGATGTTACTGATTTTGGTCTACAAACTCCATCAAATCCATATAGTAATACATATTTTTATGACACAACGTTATATACAATACCTCGTGTATTAGAATTTTATAATAATAATTATCATAAAGTGCTTCAAAGATTATTAAAGTATTATAAATATAAAAAAATAGTTCCTAATCCAAATATGTTATTTAAACATTTACGAATAGTATCTAAAGAAATTATATCCTAAAAAAATATATGTCACTTGAAAACTTTAAACAAATAGATTTATATCAAAACATAACAATATTACATAGTTATAAAGATTGTAATCATCAATTTATTTATCCTATACATAATTATTATTTTGGTTTTAATCAAAATATAATTAGTATATTTAATGAAAATTATGAATTGATATTAATGAATGATAATATTATTAGTAATAATTATAACTATATATATCTTTCGTTATATAATGAACATTTAGTATTTCAATTAGTCCATAATGATGTAAGTATTATAACTATTTATAATAAGGATTTTACTCAATATGGCAGTAATTATATATTAAATACCATTAACCAAATTACGTATATTTGGAATAATGAACCTATATTAGTTCAATATGAAAATGTATCTTTAAAGTTATATTCTACAGAAAATATATTATATTGTGAATACAAATTGCCTTTTAAAATTAAAGGGCACTCTAATATTATTTGTTTTCATAAAAATCTATATATGCTTGGTTTATTATCTAATGATTTATATGTGTTTATTAAATTAGGTGATAATTTAGAATATAGTGACTATTTTAGTATTGATTATCATAATATAAAACAAATATCGATTGATTATTATAATGATATTTGTAATATTGTAATTTTACAAAATGATAGTAATCTGATAACAATTAAAAAAGATATTAGTAATATTTTTATACACCAAAATGAAAAAACAGATTATGTTTCTATACCTGATTTTGTATTACAATATGAAAATAAAAAATCAATAATTAATACAAATAATTTAAATCTTTTAATAAAAAAAATTAAGAAAGGTTGGATAGATGATATTGTATTTGATTTTAAAGGTATTCAGCGATTTACGCCAAGAATTATAAAATCCGCTGAAATAATAGCACAAAAGACAATTGAAATTCCTAAAGTAATTTATATTAAATCTAATAAATATTTTGATTATTTTAAATGGATAGTTGAAAATTATGATTCATCTGAAAATGAAACTGTAGTTTTTTATAATAATTTACATTATAATATTAATATTGAATTTTTTGATAATTTTTTGGTCAATACATTACATATGGATGAAATTTCAATTCATATAAAAACATTTATATTAACAATGGGTAAACTATCATTATGTGATGGATTAATCTATTTGAGAAAATTTAAAAAAACAAATATGTATGAAAATATGGTATTAACACAAATAAGTAATGAAAATAAAAATGATTTTTATGTAAAACAACACCAAATTACTCAAAGTGATTTATCTAAAATGTTGTATTTTTTGATATCAAATAATATTAAATATACGCGACATCTATATTGGACACCATATCAGTATTTTAAGTTAGATATGAAAATAATTTGGAATCGTTCAAAAGAGTATTGGGAAAAGATTTATCAAATATTAAATAAAGATATTGGTATAGAAAAATATATGCCATATTTGTTTTACAATATAATAAATGGATAATATATATGGAAGTGGAAAATATTTATATTTCATTTATTATTATATTGTTTTGTTTTTTAGTATTGATGTTATACATGAATGTGCGATATTTATGTTGTAATTAAATAAAAAAACTACGTTTAAAAATAGTATTTTTTAAATCTTAGAAATAATATATAACAATAAAATGTCTCAAAAGGCCACCCCTATCAATCAAATACAGCAACAGGAACAACCTCCTATGGACAATGTAGACGAAGTTTTAGATGAAATGAACCGTCAAGAACAAAGTGGTTATTACAATGACAATGTTCCTGGACAACACCCTATGATGTCTCAATCTCCACCGCCACAAATGATGATGGCTCCTCCTCAACAACAGATGATGATGATGCCTCCTATGATGATGCCTCCCCCTATGAAACCAGCTCAATCATTTACTGAACGTTTGATGAATGAGCTTAAAGAGGCACTTATTGTGGCAATTGTTTTTGTTGTATTGAATTTTGACCCTGTTTCTAATGGATTAAACGGATTATTATCTCGTATCAGTGGTAATGGAACTGTTTTATTAGTATTAAAAGGTCTATTGGGTGGTGTTTTATTTTATGGCTTAAAACGTCTCGTAATTAATAATTAATGTAATAAATAATTAAAAATAGAATAATAAGTTTTAAGATTAATCTACTTTTAATTTTTTACTATTTTTTTCACAAGATACACTATTAGGAGTAAATTTGTAACATTCATTATTAAATTGGTAAATTTTATTCTCTATAACAGCTGGATTAGGTCCACGGACTATAATACAGTTTCTTCCAATACATGCTCTACTAAATATAATGGCAAGACCCATCCCTAATATAACACTTAAAATTATTTGTCCTGGGCGTTGTTCTAACAATTGTTGTATCATATATATAAATTATTTATATTAAAAATGTATGGTTTTTTGAAATAGTATTGGAATATATAAA